AAATGGATTGTACCACTGAGTGACAAACGTATATCACGTATGTTGTCTAGCACAGTCCGTAGTCCATCTATCGACGGATTTAGAACTATGACAAACACTCCTAAAAACAGTGTTCGCTCTGCAAATCATTTTCTTGCTCGTGATTATATTAATAAGCACTTGCTTGACGATGATGGTCTACCAAAATGGTTGTTGAAAGAGGTTTCCAATAATTGGAGATCTGTATCCTCAGTCCATGATGGTATAGGTTCAAAAGGTATTGTAGGTAGAATTTCATTCTTACAGGAACCTGGTTTTAAGCTTAGGGCTATTGCTAATCCTTTGCCTATATTCCAGATACTGCTTGATCCTCTTAAACAGAGTTTGTTAGAGACCCTCCGGTTGATACCGAATGATTTCACACATGATCAAGAAGCAGGAGTGTCCTATGTCCAAAATCTACTATTAAATGACATTAAATTGTCATCAGTAGATCTTTCAGATGCCACTAACCACCTTCCCTTAGATGACCAAATCTCGATACTCAGCTCAATATTTAATGGCTGTAAACCGATTATTAATCTATTTAAGGAAGTAAGTCAGTCAGCATGGCTAGTTGATTCCCCTGATGGTGAGATTTCACTATCATGGAAAACCGGCCAACCCCTTGGACTAGGACCTTCATTCCCGTCTTTTGCCTTGTATCACCATTTTATTATGAGGTATGTTATATCTCAGTATAATGGTGACCTTGAACCTTTACACCTATTGATGCAAGGGATCACTGAAGGTGGAGACTGTGGTCACTTCAATTATGCAATTGTTGGAGATGATATTGTCATGGACTCAAAGTATACTTCATTGTATCTTGAAGTTATGTCAAGAATCGAATGTCCAGTTTCAGTAGATAAGTGCCTTTTTGATGCACAAACTGCTGAATTCTGTTCTCGAATCATCACGAAGAATAAGGTATATCGCGCTTATAAGTGGCGTTCTGTCACTGATCAGAGCTTTATCTCTATGTGTAAGGCTTTTGGCCCAAACATAGTACCTTTACTTCGTCCCAAACAACGGGCGATTGCCTTGAAGATCGGTGAAATACCTGATACTCTTGGCGGTCCCATTGGTTGGAATCCACACGGAAAGTGCCTTATGCAGCGTGAAGCTGAATTATGGCAACTTGCTGAAGAACTATCTGATTTATCTGATAGTACCGATGTTTCCGTTCCTCAGGCCGAAGTTCACTATCATCTCAAGCGTGAGCTTGGTATGATTAAGTTTGCACACCCATCTCTCAATGACATCGTGAATAACGATTTCAAAGAAAGTGAGTATGTAGATGATGCTCGCCTGAGCTTTGTTAAAGAAGTCTTGTTCCAATTAAAAAATGGAGCAAATCCAAGGATAGCATTTCATTCAGCCGTTTGGCTGTTTAATCCTGCTAACTATTCGGATTACCACATGAATGAACTTGAGAGAAAATTCTATGATTTTACTCTCCCCGTTCTTTCAGCGGAAGAAAACTTAAAGGATG